ATTCACACTACAGGTAATCCCTGCTGACCAGGTGAAACGTAAAACGATGGTGTGGGGGCAGAACGAGCGCCTGCAGGAACTGCTTAACGAGAGCACGCTCGATGACCTGATCCCGACCTTCACAGCTAACGGCCAGCAGTTCCCGGCCTTCGGACGTGATGAGAGTGGCATCATTGAGGTTGCAGACGGAAGCCGCCGCCGTATGGCTGCAATTCTGACGCAGCGAGAATATCGCGTTTGGGTTGGCGATATGGACGACCAGCAAATGGCGAGCCTGTCGGAAATCGGAAATGATTACCGCCCGACCAGTGCCTACGAGCGCGGCAAACGTTACAAGCGCCTCGTTGATGGTAAGTATGCCGGTAACGTAAAGGCAATGGCCGAGAGTGAGCAACTGCAGCGCCGTGTTGTGATCCGCTGTATGGCAACGGCAGAGTTACCGGTCGAAATCATCAAGCTGTTTGCTAATCCGGCAGACCTGTCAGCGCGCGCCGGTGAGGAGATTTACCGTGTTTACAAAGAGAATGCGGAAGACGTGATGCACCGCGTCGGCGACCTTGAAATGTACAAACGCACCGAAACGCTGGAGCCTGATTTTATTGTTAAAACGCTGAAAGCAGCAAAGCCACTGGTTGAAAAGTCCAGGCCGAGTATCAGGAAATTTGGTGAAGGTGTAACGGCAAAGTATAAGGGGGATGATGTAGAAATTACGCTGAAAGGCGCATCGCCTGCACTGATTAAACGCATTGAGGCGCTATTGGAAAATGCGGAGAAAGGCGGGAACGAAAGCGGGGAAGTAGACGCATTATTTGAAAAGCTGGAAGAATATACGCGGAAGTCTTAAAAGGTGCCCTTGCAGCACGCCAGCCACAAGGGCGATCAACGGTCTACTACGACAGGAGAACACGCTGATGCGCGTAATTTAACATTACGCACGTCAGCGGGAAAGCTAACAAAGCCGCGAAAGCGGCTTTTTCCATATCTTTAAGTACCGGAAACCGGCGTTAAAATAAATTTTATTCCAGTTTGGGTTATTTCTATGGTGCGACGGTTTACCTGATAATAAATACAGTGCTCCTAAAGTATTGGTTATTTTACTGCCAACTATTAACGGCGGATTATGAAAAATTGACCGTTTTAATGCATCCGTGTTAACACAATATCCCGTTTTGGGTTATTTGCGCCTTGTAAAAGATAGTCCGTTTCAGAATATTTTTGAGGCGGATTAATGCCATCTATTTACCCTAATGACTATCGAGCGTTGATCACAGCTCTTGTCAGGGCGCGCAAAGCAAAACAGATTACCCAGGTGCAGCTGGCAGCAGCAATGCGCGTCCCGCAATCTCTGATTTCAAAAGCTGAGCGCGGCGAACGGCGGCTGGATATCGTCGAGCTACTACGAATTTGCGAGTTACTGGATGTGCCGGTAACTAAACTTATCAGCGTAATTCCGCCGCGATTTGCCCCCATTTCTGAGAGCAAATAAATCAGGTTGCAGAAGATCCGCTAGGTGCTTCTGGCCATGAAATGTCCGGGGCTGCACTGACGTCCACGCGGTTTAACAGCACCCTGTACTTTTTCCATGCTGTCAGTAAAGCCGCCTCTGCATCCGTCGCCATACCTACATCAACCGCATCCTGCAAAGGGGCGATCGCCTGACCGGCCTCATCCATTGCCGCCGCCTTTCTGCTTGTCGCAATGAACACCGGCTCCTGAATTTCGATGACAGGCGCGGTAAACCCCTTACCATCATAGAGATAGTTAACTCCCGGCGCAGGCTTAGTGTCCGTGACGTCTACCCATACCAGAGACGGGTGATAGAGCAGGTCCGGCTCAACATCAAGCGATACCAATTCAGCGACGCGATTATCCTCAATGCGTGCATAGTTTTTCATCAGCTAAATTCCTCAATATAAATAACGCCATCTGATCCGTAATGACCGTAATAAGGCGATGTGCGAATGCTGCCACCGCCGCCTACACCAAAAGATGCCTGCCGGTTGGATGTCGCCCCCTCACCGCTTCGAGTACCGCCGCCCCAATAACTCACGCCACCATCGCCAGATGCTCCCCGATATGGGTTAGTAGTAGTGCTGATGATTCCGGGGGCATCACTGCCATCACCGCCCTGAATATTCATATCTCCGCCTACTGCTGTTCCGCCTCCGCCCCCTGCATTACCGGCAGAATTGCCACCATTACCAGCCGTAATCTGTCCGTTAAAGGTACTGCTGGTTGAGTTGCTAGTTTCATTGCTTCCCAGACCAACAACCCCCGCATATGTTTTACTGTCGTCAACAGGCAGCGTTGCGATAGCTGTACCGCCAGCGCCGCCACCGCCACCACGTGAACTTAGGTTTTCACCCCAGCCCAAAAACCCATAACCGCGACCGCCTCCGCCCGTTATGATAATTTTGATTTTCTTCGTGCCGGGGGTCGGTTTGTAACTGATTGCGCCGGGTGTAGTAAAAATCTGGCGGTTAAGGAACCGGCCTGAGTTCTGCTTAAGCAGTACATTCAGCGCAGCCAGAACCTGTGCATCATTTTTAGGGTCAAGTGTCAGCCCGGCCCCTTGCACCAGATTTGCCAGCTCGTTCTGGACAGTGTTAAACCATGCCGCGTCTAAGATGGTCGGCGAGACGCCCGTCGCGACAGAACCATTAGTAAACAGTCCGTCAGGGGTCGCTGTTGCGGTAATGCTGCTGATTTTTTGCATGTAAAAATCCCTCGTCAGTAAAGACGCTGAAAAAGTGATTAGTGGGTTTAGGCCGGGTTAAGTGGTCGTGTCGGTGTAAGCGAATTTCATGATGATATGCGACGGGGCCAGCTTGTTCAGTCGGCATTCAAGCAGCTTATTCCCCCATGATCGAAGCGGGTCGCCTGCATAGTTCACTCCGGCTTGCGCATAGGTGATCGTCGTTTTAGGACCTGTTACCAGCATGACAAAGGGCCAGTCTTCACCGTTAAGTGCTGCACCTGCCCCGGACATGCCCGCGCGTGCCTGGCGGAACTGCCTGATCGTGACCTCGTAGCCCAGCGCTTTGGCCTGTTCGATAAAATAGCTGACCGACTGGCCGCCGGTTGCGGTCAGCTTTGAGACCACAGCTTTCTGACGTAACGCTATGCTGTCCGTCTCACCGATCGCGCAGTCGTCAGGCAGCCCGAGCGATTCCTCCCATTCCGAGAGCATGATCGTAGCCGTCGCCGGAAATGACCCCTGAAGCAGGGAAAAGGCTTCCGTGTCGCTTTTCTGGTATTCGGCTGCAACGGCATTCAGTACCGCAGATTGCACGCTGCTGGTTTCACGCGGCCAGACCTTCCCGACCGGCATCAGCGACTGCAAAGCACGCCGGTAATCGTCCAGAGAGAATTTACTCATAAGTAAGTCATTTCCCCGCGCACTGGCATACAGCCGGTAGTCATGACGATGTTGGTAGCCGGTTTACTGATGATAAAGCCCGAGGTGCCGCTGATCCCCGAAATTGCCGCCTGAATATCGGACAGAACGACCGTACCGCCCGGCGCGCCGCTGTTGAAAAAGACGGTATCGATGGCGGTGTTGATGCTGGTTTTAAGCGCGGCGGATGCACCAGAAAGGCCGGAAATAGTAAACGGCACGCTGGTCTTAACCGGCGAACACACGTAAACCACGGCGGTCGCGGGCTGCTGGCTGTAAATCTCGTCCGCCACGGCCAGCTGGTCGCCTGTTGCTGTTCCGCCCGGGTACTGCGTTTCATGGTAAGACACGCCATCCTTACCCGTCGGAAAGCCGCTATCGTTACTGTCGCTACTGCCATCCAGCATGATATAGACGCCGACCGTGCCAGCCCCCATCAGGCGACGGACGACCCATACCCGCGTTACGCCCGGGACGGCCAGCGCCCATTTCTTATAGTCGGCATCGTTGCCGCCCTGCGGGGTATTCTGAAAGGCTTCCAGTACGCGGCTGCGGAATGCATCCTCGCCCTCGATATCGGTCCCGCCGGTGATGGCTGCCGTCAGGGTGACCCCGGAATTAATGCCTTCAATCGCGACGTCAAACGTCAGCGACGTTCCCGCAGCGGCATTACCGCTTGCCCCTCCGCCGGTGGCGTCAGCGCTGGCATCCGGCAAGACAGCAGTAATGCTTCCTGACCCCGTGCCGGTGGCGCTCATCGTTACGTCTGCGTCCAGCGTGTACTGGTATCCATCCCCCCGGTTAATCACGGCCCCGGCTTTAACCGTATAGCCTGCCGTGCCGGTTATCGGGACCGACTGACCGGTCGCCGCCGTGGCCGGTTTGCGGTACACACGGACCAGCGCGCCCCACATTGCCAGAAACTCGCCGGTGGCGGTCGAGGGGTTTGTCTGTCTGGCTATCCAGTCCAGAAAGCCGAAATGAAGATGGCTCATGCCCGCGCAGACGTCGCCCAGCACGCGCATATTTGAGAAGCGCAGCAGCGCCCCGATTTTCTCCAGCCCCGTCGTGATGGCGCTTTGTGTACGCGCCCGCAGCTCGGTCAGCGTGGGTCTTTTATACGGCATTGCTCTTCTCCCAAACCCAATAGTATCTGACCGTGTTGGCGGTCAGATCGGGTTGCTGATAGGTGATGGACAGGTAAAGGCGAGAGGGGTACACAATCTGCGAGTTAACGCTGATGCTGGCGACGATGCCGTCATCAATCAGCCATTGCAGCGCTTCGATGGCGTAATCGATCGCCTTGTTCGCGACCGCCGTGGTCAGCTTCTGGCGGCGCAACAGCCAGATTCGTGAGCCAATTGGATAATCCGCACCGGTATCGCCCCACCATCCCCGCCGGTCGTCGCCCTCGTAGTCGTCATCCTCGCGGGCCTGCCGGTCGGTAAAGAGACTGATGTAAATAGCGGTCTGAAGGTCGTCACCCGCAGCCAGGTCGCCCTGCGCAATCTGCCAGTCGCCCGCACCGTTTTCAGCGTCCCAGCTGGTTGTAATGTCGGTCATTTCACCTGTATCCCGGGCTTATCACTTTCAACAGTCAGGCTGCCGCCCTGCACGCCTTGCACAAAGTGATCGTGGTCATTGTGTGCGTCGCGCAGCTGCTTCATCGTCGTGTTGTTGGTGTCTGAGTTGTCGATAATGTCGCCGGTACACTTAAAAACCGGTGTGTCGGCGATAACCTCTTCGGTGCCGGTGATTGTGACCACGGTCGCACGCGATACCGTGACAGGCTGACCGTTAGCCTCGACGGTGATCCCCTTTTCAGTCAGCTTGATGAACTGGCCCCACTGGTCATAAATGACCGTTTCCCCGCCCTTCAGCCCGGTGTGCCGGTAGGCTTTACTGTTGGTGGCGATAATGACCGGATTCGAACGATCGCCACCGAGGAACGCCACCACGACATCACTGCCAACAGGCGGCCCGGATGAAAAACCAAATTCCGCCAGGCGGCCCGCCGTCATGACTTCTATGGCGTTACGGTACTGCAATGTCTGCGCGGGTCCGGCGTCGTTCATGCCGGTGACTTTCCCGATCCCGAGCATCATTTTTATTTGCCGGTAAAGGCCGGAAAAATCAGGCATCAGTAATTCAGCTCCATAATGTTTTGATAGAACTGGTACGGCTCCACGCTGAACGCCGCAGGCGGCATCAGCACCATTTCGGCAACCGTTCCCCGGTCATCCTTCCTGTACGTCACCTCGCCCAGCAACCACAGCTGATCAACCAGTCCGAACACCGGCAGTGAAATCGGTATCAGCGTGTTGGGTTCCCATAGTTTCCCGGCGCTGTCTCGCCAGCTGTCAACGGTGACCTGCAGGCGCTTCGACTGGCCGTAACGGCGGTTCATTTCCCATTCAATGCACTGCTGCGCCTGCTGGTTAGCGGTCATGGTGCTTTCTATGATGATCGTCCGGTTCCGGTAACGCATTTTGGCCGCTTCCGGGTCCGTGGCTTTTGCCAGCGCAACCGCGTCATAGGCATCGTTGCCCGCCTCTTCGTTGATTGGCGTAATCGCCATCGAAACGCCGGTGTATTCGGAAAAACGCTCGTCCATTCCGCTTTCATACGCTGCGGCTTCGATGTTCTCGCCCTGCTTCACTCCGCTGGCCGCCTGCCGGGTGCCGACGCGTGTCAGGTAAAGGCTTCCGTCCGGCAGGTCGTAATAAAGCAGCGCAGCCCACCGGGCTATGCGGTCTATCACTTCCTGCGAAGACTCGCCCCAGTTCAGCGAGAACTGCGGCACGGCGGTCGTGATATCGACGTCACTGGCGACGGTGATGCCATAGGGCTTAGCCAGCCGCTGCGCAATCTGTAGCGGCGTTGCGCCGGTGATCACGTTGTTCGGCCAGTAGGCTGAGCAGTCCACCAAATCAGCGCATTTACTGCGGCCCACGGCGCGGACCTCATGGGATGAGCGCGAAATCATGGGTGCCCATCGGTCGATGTAGCCGGTCACCACGGTGTCGGTGCCGATTTTGACCACGCAGGGATCGCCGGGATTAACCAGCTGCTTTTCATCGCTGCCGGGGAAGTGGTCCATCAGGGACAGTTCAAAATCCATCGGCAACCGCTCAATACTTCGCGTTACCCTTACCGAGTCCCAGCCAGACAGAATTTTTCCGTTTACGGTCAGGGTTAGTTCATCGCTCATGACGTCAGCGCCTTAAAGCTGGTTGGCATAAATGCCGGGTGAATCGGGTCGGCCATCTTCACCAGTGATTCGCTGCGTTCGGCATCCTGATAAAGACGATTAGCAATCGTCAGGGCGGGTAGCGGGCGGTTGAATGTCACGGTCTGCACGCTGGAAAGGCTCGCGCCGTTCACGGTCATGGTGGTGACGAAATTGGTGCGCAGCGTCATCATTTCGGCATAGAGGTCGTCATAACCGGCATCCGCTACAGACAGGATCGCCGCATCCATGACGTCACTGACGCGGCGCGTCAGCTCGCTGGCTTCGTCATAGTTTGCGGGGGTGTACTGTGCGGCCGCATACGCCATTGCGCTGGCGGTCAGGGCATTGATAAACACCCCAGCAGCGCTGGCCACCGTGCTGTCGTGCGTGTCCTGCCGGTAGGTTGTGTCCGTAAATCCGGCGAGGTTTTCCAGCGAGTTAATCAGGTCGGTTCCGCCTGCTGCGCTGTTCAGGATGATGATAAACAGAGCCTGAACGTTCGACGCAAAGCCTTCTACGGTGTCGCTGACCAACAGCGTGTCGATGGCCGTGTTCAGCGCGGCGCGGTTCTGTACGCCTTCAGCCATTTTGGTGGCCACCAGTTTGTCGTAATCATCGGTATCGGCGCTGTTGCGGGCGCTGGTTGACGTACCGGATGCGTTTCCGCCGACGTTGCCGGTGTTATAGCGACCGTACCGCGTCGAACCAAAGGTGCTGTTAAGCACGTTCCCAAGGTTAGTCGCCTGGTTAATCGTGTTCTTAACCATATCGGTCCAGAACTGTGCAGTGCTTTTCAGCGTTTTAATCGCCTGCGATACGCTTCGCAGATCGCCATTGATTTCAGCAATGACGCGAGCGACGGCAGTGGTTATGGTGGACAGCCACGACGTTTTAACCGTGGAACTGGCATCGGTCGCGCCGGTGATGGCGAACACTTTCAGCCCGGATTCGACCATCGTCAGCGTAAAGCGGAACATGCGCGCTTCGTCTTTGTGCTCATGAATGCGCAGGCCGCCTTCCATGACACTGACCGTCAATTCGCCCAGGGTAGGATGAACCAGCGTACCGGACCCGGCTGTTTCGGCTGCGGCAATCAGCGCATCGCGCTGACTCATGACGTCACCGGCGCTGTAAACCCGGCTGCTTTGCACGATAAAGCCGGTCAGGTGAATGCGGCGGGTCGCACGGCCCATATCTTCGACCCATACCGAATCGCGATACGGGTATTCATGAACCGCCTGGCGGCGTCCGAATATGCCGTCGCCAGACTCAACAGCGAACGGCACGCCACGGAACGATGCCGGGTGCAGATTTTCCTGCCAGTCGTAGCTGTCGCCGGAACCGCCGAGAAGTTTTGAAATGGCTGAACCTACGATCGACATTTTGCGTTCTCCAGAAACAGAAAACCCGGCACAAGGCCGGGTCTGTGTGGTCGTTAAGATAATCAGCCAGGGAACGGCATCGCCGTTGTCACTTTGCCGCCGGTCGCCGTCATGGTCTGCCGCTGCCCGTTTGCCGGGTTAATGAATGTCACCTCAAGTTTCATCCCGTTTTCTTTCAGCGCTTCCGACACTGCTCGCGCCACATCCTGCGCGCCTCCTGCATCCCGTGCAGGTGCAGGCGAAACAAGCGATGCCGCAGGCGTCACCAGCGACGGCGCTGGCGGTGTCGTCAGGGCGTTCGCTGCGGGTGCCTGCGGTTCCGCTGGCAACGATGGAGGCTGAACGGACAGTGACGGCGCTGGCTCGGGGGGCTGCGGAACGGGGCCGTTTTTGCCGCCGATAATCTGCTCTATCCGTGCGGCATCAAACGGGTTATTGCCTTCCTGATTAAACAGGGCCGACAGAACGCGAGAACGCATCCGGGTGTCGGTCAGGTTCAGCTCCTCATCCGGGCGTACACCCAGCTGGCTGGAGGCCCGTTTAATCATGGCCTCGGGGTCATTGCCATCGCTGCGCGGTGACGCTTTATGAATGATTTCAGTCAGCGTTTTTAGCGGATGATCCACGTTTGCTGATTTGCCGGTGGCGTACAGCTGCAGCTGACGGTCGGCGGCCTGCACCCCCATTTCAGGCGATGCAAAACGTGCAAAGCGCCCCGCCGGGGCCGCGCCCGCCTGTCCTGCGTAATTGAGATTCCACGGGTTATTATTGCGTACCGACGCGGCAGTCGGGTCAACGTTACCGCTGACCGGCGGGCTGTTCGCCGTGCTGCTGGCAGCGCTATTAGGCTGGCGGGTAATGGTCTGCATATCCCCGGCGAGTAAAGATGCCTGTTCGCCTAAACCATACTGCACCCGCAGTTTTTGCCGCAGGCCGTCATTCATCTGACCGGTGAGCAGGTTCAGCTGGTCATCGGGTTGCAGCGTATCAAAATACTTTTTGTCGCTGCGCGCCCGGCGCATCCAGTCACCCTCATTGCCGCGCACGTTCCCGAGCGCCTCATTCCACGCCACCGGGTCCGTGGGGGTCTGCATGACGTGTGCCATGCCTTTCAGGCCATCGCCGACCGAACCGTCGGACAGTAAGCTCCCGGCCAGCTTTTGCTTTGCCCTGTTTTTCAGTCCGTCCCATGACGAACTGACCTCGGTTAAATTGCGGTTCAGCGTGACCAGATCCGCGTTAATTTTCGGGTCAACAGTCAGACCGACCTGATCCGATTTTGCCAGCAGTTCTTTCAGCCGTGCGCCTTCGCGCAGCAGCTGCAACCCGTTGGCATCCAGCCCCAGCGCATCCGCGACCGTCTTCTGATTTTGTGGCGACAGCTTCGGCATAACCTTTGCCAGCTGTTCCACCGTTTTCAGCACGTTGGCCGTGCCGTCATCGTTCCTGACGATCGGGGCGTTAATCTGGTTCATGATGGCAAGCGCGGCGCTGTTACGGCCCTGCAGCGCATCGTTGAACGTTTTATAAAGCCCTTCAACGCTTCCCTGTGCGGATTCGCTGTCACTGCCGAGCAGGCGCATTGCGCCGGACAGT